CCGCTGCCGTTCACCGCATTGCCGGAAATCTCACCGTGGACTATGTGGAAGTGCCGCAGGACGGTCACCTCGCCGACAACCAGGCAGACGGTGTCCGCTGCGGCGATAACGGCATCTTCAAGGGAATGCCCGTGACCGAGGAACAGAAAACGCTGTCGCAGATCGCACGGGATATTTTCGCCGTGTATCCCTATGATGGGAAGTACATTCTGGACGGCAACCGGCTCATTCTCTGTCAGAGCAATGCGCCT